TTGGAACCATTTTCTGCATTAAACAGAATGGTTCCTTCAACAACCATGTTCTTACTCTGTCCATCCTTAGATGGCTTCCAATCACTGACTTCTTCAATCAATACTCGATACCATGCTGGAGTAACGAGTTTATCTCTGAGCAGATCGCGCTTTGAATATTGAACGATAGGCATTGTTATGCTCCATTTTATTTGGTTGGTGGTTGGTTCATTTTGTTAATAGCTGGTAACAACCACTTGTCATACAATGGTTCATTACCAAACTCAATTTCGTTGTCTAATGGAAGGCTTGTTCTTGCGAAATCATCTCCAGTGTGAGTAGTCTTTAATGCATACTTACCTCCTGCACCAACGATCGCGCCTGTCTTAATGTTAAAATGATAAACCTCTGAACAATATGCAGGTATCTTCTGAGCAATTGTTTTACCTGCTGTAACTAAAACGCGCGCCATGTGAGTATCACCATTGGGTGACTTCATTTCTTTCTGAACTATATGTGCAATAAGAATTACATTAACTTTCTTATTTACGTGTAAGTCTTTAGTCAGTGCTATTAGTTCAGTCAAGGCACTTGACTCAGCATTCCATTCGTCAAAGCCACCTACTGATATAGTTCCTATCTTTTTGCCACCTTGTTTAGTAGACATGGTTTGACGAACCATTGCATCGCCACCTGATGTAATTGAATCTATTACTAAAGTCTTATAGGGACAAGTAATCAGAAATGATTCAATCTTATACTTAACCTTATCCCAATCATTATAATCATCATAAACCACTTCTTTAGGGTTTATTCCCCAAGCGCGCATGGGTAAACCTAATGCATCCATCTTCCTATCCCATGATACGAAATACATAGGTTTGGGGAAACTAAGCGCGCATGTAGATTTACGAAGTCCAGGTTCTCCCTTCATTAGAACATATAAATTACTGTAGTCCAAATTCTCTAAAGTGGGCATTTAATTTTTACCTTCTATCTTTACGATTTTTATATGCTTCAAACCATTTATCTTAATCAAAATTTAACCCCCCATTTAGATTAGTGGTTCCAAAATGATGTTTTCCGGAAGCTATTGCATCTCTTACATTATCTTTTTGCGTTCCTACATAAATATGCTCAGGATTCCAACAATCTTTAAATTGACATTCTGATTTATGATTAGCTTGTTGATTTGAATATAAATAAGCATCTATGGGCAAATCATAAAATACGTAGGCTATGAATCTATTTAATCTAACGGTTTTATTTCTATAGGTTATTGATCCATATCCTTTACCTACTTTTTTACCAGTATATCGCCAACAATTCCCTTCAAAAATAGTTTTTTCTTTAATTCTTTCTAACACTTGCTCTATATAATCTTTTTCTGATAAAGTAATTGTTGGCATAAACTATCGTTTCACCCCATACTTAGCATAGTACATTTGACAATAACAAAATGCACATAGTTTCATTCCCCAAACTATGATGCACCATTTATTCTTACAATCTCGATATTCACACATGCTTCATTCTTTCTCTAATTGATACTTTCAACGATCTTACTGTTTTTTCTTCATTGACTTTTTTAAACTTTTTTATCTTCTTTTTAGCAATTTCTAATTGTCCACTAGCTTTTGGTCCTTGTGATCTATGCTTCCACTTTGGTGCTCGAGAAATCATATATGCTTCATCCATTCATCTGACATATACATATCATGTCGATAATACTTGAAATATCGAATTAAGAATCTAATTATTTTTATCATTTATTACCTGTAAAATATTTGCCATAATTCTAAGTAAATCAGGAAACTTTTTGTGATTCATGGGAAGGGGTGAATCGTATAGAGTTTTTACTAAAAAAGTTAGCCATATAAGTCCTGCTATTCTTTCTTGCCCATCCCATCCTAACATTTTCATTTCATCCCTTGCACTTTCAAGGAGATATCTAGCTTCTTGTTCTGTAATCATTAATTCTTTTCCTTTTTCATAACATTCTGAATTATATGATGCTTCAACATCTCATTTGCCATGAACTGATAGTAATATTCAGCACATTCCTCTGAACAGAAGTGGCTATCCTTTTGGGCCTCAGAACCACATACGTAACATTTCTGAATTGGAACTAATTGTTCATTAATCATGACTCTTCAACATTCGTTGGATTCCATTCAGGTCCCTTAACGAAGTTCAATCTTATTTCTTCTTCCCTCATATTCCTGTCAGACTTACATACACCTACGAATGGACAATTACCATACTTATTCTCACAATGTGTATAGTTAGGTGGATAATATTGACTCTCAATCATCTCAATCAATTTATACGCAGCCGCGGGTAATGTCTCACTTTGCCATTCGAGTAGTAAGTCAGCAGAGTAAGACATCATTTCGCGCGTGAATTTCTCTTCTGGCTTTAATGATGCTTGAAAGCCTATGTTATCTACAAACATATTCCTAGTTTTCATGGTCAAACATTGACCTATGAACTGGTTATTCAATGTTAACTTTTCTCTTCTCTGCTTTTGCGTCTTGTAATCATTTGGGAAAATACCTTGATTGGTATCAACTATCGTATCAATTTTGGCTTTCCATCCTACACGAATATCATCATCTTCATATAATACTGAAGTTTTTACCACTTCACTTTCAAGAACTATCCATGAATCATTCTTATAATGCTCGAAATACTGAACGCATGTATCTAATGCATACTTCCAACCCACATAATGACCTGATGATTGCTCTGGTGTATTCTTTACTCCGGGGTATTCTTGTGCTGTGTGACCACATTGTGGTTTATTTTCTGAATCTGTCCATTCAGCACAATGAGGACAACCTGTCGCATACATTTCACCTGCTATCAAGCCCTGAGCTATTGCAATTTCGCGCCCGAATCCCTTAATCCTCTGCTTATTATAAACTTCGAGAACTTTATGAACTAATGTTCCTACTTCTAAACTGTTGCTCTTTCCATTTTTCTGTTGTAGATTATGGTTCATCTTAAAGTCGTATAGACGACCACATGAAAGAACCATATTCATGATGGTTGCGTCCATTATTACATTCTTTTTGTTATTTGTTGTCATTTGGTTTATAGCTTTCAAATATATGCTTAAATTTACCACTGCGTAAATCATGCTCAAAATTATCCCGAATTAATAATGCTGTCTTTCTCTGTGTCGTTGTTGTGAAATTGGATTGAAGCAATTTAACTGCTTCTTCATATAATTTATACTCATCAATCTTAGTCATCATTATACATCTCATTTCCACTTACATCAGTTTTAGGTTCCCTTTTTTCTCTTAATTCTCTATCAATTACTTCACTACATGCATGTATCCTATCGAACATTGCACTGCTCAACACCTTACCTTTGGCCCATCTAAGAATGGTTGCAATATCTTCTAATTCTTTAATGGTCATTCTTAGCCTGCCAAATTATTTTAGGATTTCTTACATATTTTGTTTCTTCCAAATATCTCTCACGTCTTTCCGGAAGTTCATTTATCCAAGTAACTCCCCATGTTTTATTTCCATATGCATTTGTATATTCCACAATCATATATACTCTTGGATCATCACTATAATATCCATGATTAGCAATGATCTCGTCAATTATTTCTTTTGAATTAATTGTGCTCATATTTTCACCAAATCTTTTTTTAAAGTCTTTATTTCTTTTCCTTTATTCTTCTCTTTAAACCTTCTCACTATACTCTCTGCAAGTTCCTTAGCAAGATCTCCTTGATTCCATACGGGCGCGGTGCCTGAGTTCATTGCTTCATGAAATCTTAATCTTTTCTGTTCTACAATTCCATCAAAGTGAGAATCTATCGTATCTTCTGCTTCGACATATGTTGCATTAACAGACGTAGCCGTTTGACCAATACGAATAAATCTTCCCTCTGCTTGTTCCTCATTAGCAGGGTTCCACTGCCTTTCGTGCATGACACAATCCGCACACGTTTGGAGATTAAGTCCCTCTCCACTTGCCAAAGTTGATGCGATAAGGATGACTTTTTCTGTTGCATTAAATTCTTCCTGTGCTTTAAATCTTTCCTCACCACTCATGTCCGATGACAGTTTGAGAATCTTTATTTCATCCTTGTATTTATCTCGAAACTTATCATATAGTATAGAAGCAACATCCTTGTGATGAACAAATACCACAAGCTTCCTATCAGTATTCTCAACAAATTCATCAACAAATTCCTCTGTGGCTGGAATCTTAGCTAGTCCAGTAATGTGACGCATTCTACTGAGCTTAGCGAGAATATTCATTCCACTTAATTGATCTTCTTCACCACCTATTACTGCTTCATTATACCATGCAACAAATTCCGATACATTCTCATCATATTCAGTCTGACGCATTTCATCTAATTGAATACTTAATTTGGTTCTGTTTACAAGAGGTAGTTCTTTCATTACCTCAGTCCGTTCGCGCCTGATTGCTATATCCTTGATATATTCCTTAAATTGTTCGGGCCTCTTGATACCACCTTCTTTGAGATATTTACCATTGTAATAATATTGAACCCATCTATCCTTATAACCTTGATAGCTCGAGAATTTCATTGGAGCTACCATGTTTAGAATTGAGAAAAATTCAGAACCCCTATTCTTCCAAGGTGTTCCTGATAGACCAATTACTTTTTTACCCTTTGCAACCTTTCTTACTTGCTGTGTTCTGGATGAATCAGGATTCTTAATTTGCTGACATTCATCGAGAACTATCGTCTTAATCTTACCTTCAAATTTTGTTATATCAAATCCTTGAATAATCATCTTTCCTGTCTTAGATTTCTTAACTTTGGGAACTAACATATCGTATGATACAATATATCCCTTAAGATTAGGAATAAGTATATCATTTGACGATTGCACAATTTGACATAAGAAATCATCACCACACCATCTCAATATTTCCTTAAACCACTGAAATCTTATTCCTGACTTTACAATGTAAAGAACAGGCCATAATTCAGGATGAAACTTGATAATTCCTAGAGCCTGTGGTGTTTTACCAAGGCCCATTTCATCCATAATTATGACACCATTATTGACTGATATGGCTTGCTCTCCAAATAACATTCCATCTATCTGAAATTCAAATGGTTTCTTACGACCACATTTAGTGCATAGATTCTTATTCCATTCATGCGCGCATGATTT